TGGATAGACAGGTCGCAATTTATGGAGCAGTTTAGACAATGGGGAATAACCAACTATGGACGGGAGTTCCAGAACCCAACCTCCACAAAGGTAGGCAAAAACCTCGCACGACTTAATTATGAAGTTAATAGGTCAAACGGTGTTTATAAAATCATGGGGATAGACTGGCGACCCCATACACAGCAGACCAAGCAACCAGAGGTGGAGGCGGATGCGGAGGAGGATGAGTTTCCCGATGAGGTTGAAGAGGAGGTTGAAAAAAATGAGCAACCAAAGACGTGGGAGGAGGAACAGTCGGCATTTGCGGATAAATTAAAGACACTGGAAGAGGAACGGTCGGCGTATGTGGATGCATTAAAGGCGAGGGGTCGCGAAACCAAAGACCCACAAGAACGCCTGAAACTCATCCAACAGATTAAGGACGCCACGGCAGAAAGTAAAACTGAAATGGCATAAACGGGTCGCACACCCTGATAGTGCAAGTGTTTGTTATTGTTTTTTTTTATCCCATACATGTATATGGAATCAAAAGTAGTCATAATCCAAGATTTAGCAGGAAATATATTGTTGGTCGACCGAGAAAAAAATGTGGTCAGATAGTATATGTCCGCAATCACCAAGGAATACCTGAACCGTCTTTACGATGATATGCAAGCAGAACAGATGAAATTATTAAACGCAGTCAAAAATGGGCAACTGGACGAAAAAGCGGTGACCAAACAGACGTCCCTTATTAATAGCATTCTCATCAATACTATGCGATTACGAAATGCCCGTGAAGATAAGGGCAAGAACGGATTACCCGCTTACATGGGTAAATAAACATTGTGAAATATATTTAGAGATTTGTTTTATCTATATATATTATACTGAACGATGCCCTATACACAAGAGTTCGCCATTGGTTTTGCCCTATTCACATTTTGGACTGCAACCGCTATAATGGGTGCGGGTCTATTGAGAGGATATATTGAAGCACCAGACGCAGGCAATGCCCGCTATTTAAGACACCCATATAACTGTACTCCTATGGAAGCGCGAGAACCCTTTATAGTGAATCGTCCATAAAGGGAAAGTTGATGGGTCGTTTCACCGATATTTTCCAGAGCAGGTCTTTTAAAATGGTGCGATTTAAACGGCGATCTTTGTCGTCGTAAAGCATTAAATAGGACTTGAAATCTTCCTCCACTTCACGACGACCTATGGAGCGGAAACGATTACCCCGCCCTGCAAACATATAGTATGCCCACGCCACCACTGACCAACCGCAATAGGTGTCGTTGATGTCTTGTATTTGAGTTGTGTTATATAGGAGCGGTTTATATTTATCAAAGAACCGCACGACCTCTGGGGGTGGTGCGATTCCAAAGGGGTCATAATACATGGCGGTGTCGCCTATTAATGCCAACCCGACCCAGTGGGTTCCGACCTCGCCCACGTCGCTCATATTCATTACGATAAATCCATTATCTCGTGGCGTTTTGGGTAAAGCATCTTTAAGAAAAACCCCCACGAGCGGAACCCTTAAACCCTTCATTATTTCCTCAATATCAATGTTGGTTAAAATGCTCATTATATATAATGGGAATATAAAAGCGGGGGAGCAAGAGGGGAGGCACTCCCCTTTACCAGAGCAAATAATAGGAGAGGAAAGCAGGTGTCCACTTATCTGCGGTTGCCCACCGACGATTGCGTGATTGGAAACTTTTGCGACGGACTGGGTCGCCATGTCGAGTGAAATCCTCGTATCCCATCTGACCGAAATGTATCCATTTATCCTCGGGTGATAATACCATGTATTTTTTAGTGGCACGGGTGCTGGGTCTTATTACTGCATCTTTGCCGAGGTATTTATAAGCAAGTTGCTGGACTTTTTTGGGGTCGGTGTATTGTTCCATATATATAATTAAGGGACAATAAAATGGGGCGGGAAAGGCGGATTTTAAGGCGGTTTTGTTTTTTGAGGTTCAGATTCCCCACGGATTTTTTTTTGAAAAAAAAACCAAGGTTTTGGTTTTTTTTTTGAAAATTGGGTCTGGTAGATTTAAACGAAAATAAAACCGCCTATTCAAAATCCGCCTTGCTTTGGGATATAGATGAGACATAAAACTGCCTATGCCACTCTCATTGCTTGAACATCCGCATTTGTAGTAGCAGTTGCTGGTGCTGTTCCTATACCACCGCCACAACTTCCCACAACATATATTGTAGTTGTTGCCGATAGAGAAAACTTTCCATTAACCAACAAATTAATAGCACCATCGGCATTATCCGCCATCCAATCATTTACATAGGTGCTTTGAGTTCCACTGGTAGTTGATAAACTCAAACGGAAAAAGTTTTTAGCAAACGATACAAAGTTCGTCATTCTTACTCTCACTTGAACATCCCATACACCAACACCAAGGTCAAATTGAGCAAGATTTCCAGCACTGGTGGTTATTGCCGTGAGACTTGTTGATGTTGGTGTTTGAATGGTTCCTATATCAAAAGCAGAGATTGAAGCAGGGGTATATGCTGGAGTTAAAGGCATCCCCAAATTAATCGTGCAAGATGAATTAGTTTCGCCTATATTAATAATAGAAGTGGTGGTTCCAAGACGAATAGTTCTGGATCCTCCATATCCCAATCTTAATTCTCCAGTCCCAGCACCAGAACTGCATATTGTGACCGTCTGATTATTAGCACCAATTGCTGAATCATATCCGATAAGAATTGACCCACCCGTCATAATTGTTGACCCAATTCTTATAGTCCCAGTTGTGATATTAGCACCGAGTTCCATAGTTCCAGTTGCGGTAGCACCGTTATAAGCGTTAGATAAAACCGAAGACAGAGTTGATGCCCCAGCACTCAAAGTCCCAGCAATCGCCATTTTTGATGCAGTTATAGTCGACCCCGCCAAAGCGACCGTAGTTCCAGTAGTATTTCCAATGGTTATGGTTCTGGTTCCAGTTCCAGTGCCGATATTGATTGGTGTTTGCGAAGTTGATTCCGTCCCAATATTAATAGTGGCAGTGGCATCAGTCATTGCTTGACCAAAATTAAGTGTTCCACTAGTTATATTTGCATTTACTGAGACAGTTTTACCTCTGATAAGTGTTGAACTACCAGTGGAACCAACACTACCGATAGTTATATTTTTATTACTATCCGCAGTGCCTATTTCAATTGCCCCAGTCTGCGCCGACCCACTGCCTATATCAATAGTGGTAGAACCTCCGGTTGTTCCTCCAATACGGAGTGTGCCTCCGGTCATAGTGCTTCCCAAATTGAGATTAGATCCTGCTGCTGGATTACATGTCAGTGTAGAACAATTAGCAGACCCAACCGTCACAGAAGACCCACCAATAGAAACCGTTGTAGAACCAGCACCACCAGTAGTGCCGATATTTAGATTTTTTGCCGTAGTTCCAGTGCCGATATTAATTGACCCAGTTCTCGCAGTCGCAGTTCCTATATTTAGCACCCCAGCAGTTTCGTCAATCGTATCAAACTTGCTGATGGTATGGACTCCGGTCGCATCAATTTTACAACCCCTCGTTGAAGCGCCACCTGAAGTGTTTGAGTAAAAATCAATGCGACCACTATCGACGGGATAGTCTATTTTGTATTGAGGATTCAGGTCAGACATGACAAGAGAGTCGATAGTAGTTGGGTCGACGGTCGTTAAAGAAGATGCTGTTAAACCAAACGGGAATGTTTCTGAACCCTGAGCAACGGGGAAAGCAAGGAAATCACCTGCATCGTTAGTCAAAAAGACGTCTGGGTTAAATATTGTTAAAGTTTCGGAAGGGGGAGCGTATGTTGCCATTATATATAATGGCGACATATTAATTTATGAAAGCATAGATTTTAGAGGGCGTTTGCGGATGCGTCCGCTCGCAGTATAACCGTATGGTGCCTCGGGAGTTGGTTCGAGCATGGCGGGGTCTTCGCTTACGGATTCTTCGGATTCTTCGCTTACAGGGTCTTCGCTTACGGGGACTTCGGATTCTTCGCTTACGGGGATTTCTATAACGGGGACTTCGGATTGTATGCTTAAATCCTCCTCAATATATCCAATTTTCACGAGGTCATCATAAATGACTTGGATTTTGTGTTCGGGTGTTTCGGGTGCGACAGTGGACACCTCGGGGGCAGATCCGCCCTTAACCGTATCATCCACGGGTATATTTATGGTTAAAGGTGGTTGCTGGAAGCGATGCATGTTTTTGAAGTTATTGATGTTAAAAATGGAGAACATTGTCTTGGTATAATATAGAGACAGATAATATAATGACGGACAAAAAAACGAACTTGGTTAATTTTTACGAAAAGATGCCGAAAAATCTGCTGACAACGAGCAACAACCCGCACTATGAAACACACCACATTAAAGTGCCGTTTAGAATGCTCATAGTGGGTTCATCAGGGTCATACAAGACCGGAACTCTCTTAAACCTTATCAATATCATGGCGGGGACGTGGGATAAAATCGTCATCATCACAAAAAATGCTGACGAACCACTCTACCGATTTTTGCAGACCAAAATCAAGGGCGACCAGTTGGAGATTTTAGAAGGCATTGAGAAAATCCCCGATTTAGACAAGTTCAATAAGGCGGACAATAACCTCGTGGTGTTTGACGACCTTATGCTCGACAACCTGAAATATGTGGCACAATATTTTATTAGAGCGAGAAAGCGAAATGTGTCGTGTGTGTTTATAGCACAGTCCTATTTTGGAAACGGCGACAAGGAGTTTAAGAACATACGGCGAAATGTGAATTATATCATTTTGAAAAAGATTAGTGGGATGCGCGATCTGCAATTGATTATGCGGGAGTACTCTTTGGGTTTAACAAAAGAAGAGATGGTAAAACTCTATGAACGAACCACGGGTAAATCGCTCCAAGATTTTCTGATGATAGATATTGATGCCCCGCCCGAAGGGCGGTTTAGACATAACTTTGATGTGATTCAAGACCTTCCGGAGTTTTTGAAATAATTTTCCCCACTATTAATATACAATGACCAGCGTGAGAGAACTGAAAATGATGGTTGAATTAGGCAACCGCCAAGCAAAAGTGAATAACGAAATGCTGGGATGGATAGGCACAAGCACCAATTCGGCACAGCAAGACTCGCTATTGATAGAAGACCGCGACACCGAGGATTTAATAGAAGACTTAACGGGTGAGGATTTGGATTATGACATAGAACATGATATGCAGGCGCAAACCGAAATAGCGGATTCATTAGAATTGGTTATGGAAAAATTGATGCCCGAATTAGAAAAGAGGGCATTCACATCAGCAGTGAGAAACAACCCTTATATGTATCAAGGCAAACCTCTATATTTTCCAGTTGGGATGTTGAGTGCGACAACGGATATAGCAAGGTCGCAAAATGATGCCCGAGAAGATTTTAACACCGAGTTTGAAACAACCACACTGCCCGATACAATGGAGGAAATGGTTAGAGAAGAGCAAGAAAAACAAAAACGGATATTGACTGGGTTATACAAAGAGAAGCGTATCAATGAGGCAAAGGCACTCAATATTGGAGAGCGAAGCACTGCACAATATCCCAACGAATCCAACGAAGACTATGTTGCCCGTATTGCGATGATTAACCAGTCGTTGCCCGATAAGGACACCATTATCTCACAGCAAAGAAAGAAACAGCGTCTTAAATTAATAGCATCAATGAAAGCAGTCGCCACGCCTGTGGACGCAGAAGAGATAGTTCGTGATTTTAGCGATGACGAGGTGATAGTTCTTAACCGCACCATAAAGGCATTTTTGGAAGACACCCGAAAGAAATACACCCGATTAGATGTGAAAACATTCCAAGTATTAGGTCATACATGGGTGAGAAGGGTTGCGCGAATGACCTCGGGAACGGGGTATATTATGGGTGATTTGCGTGATGATGCCGAAGAAATGATGGCGGGAGGACAACCAACAATAAAACAAGAGGAAGCAGTTGAGGAAACCACCGCAGGTGAATCGGCACCTCCCGCAGATGAAGGTTTAATGTGGAAAGAATTGGAGGCGTTGCTATTGGCGAGAGAAGGCAGATCGGGTGGCAAGCGAACCAAAGCGGAATGGTTAGAAGCATTGCGGGAAACGGGATTGATAGGCGAATCCGGAGATGAAGACCGAAAAGGACGGTTGTCGTTTGACCCCTATGTCGCAAACCTCGGCGCTCGTGAAATCGTAAAGAAACTCACAAAAGACCTCTTTGAAATTAACCAAAAAAAATACAAGGTGGATAGATTGGTGCCAGAAGAATACGCAGGATTGGGTATGGTTAAGGGACGCAAAAAGGCACAGATGCGTGCCGTCTATACGCAAAAGAAAATCATAGAAGGCAAAGGCATAGCAATCCCCGCAAAAGAGGAGCAATATGTGCAGTTCGGCAAGTTTCTCATAGATGAACCCAGATTGAAGAACGGAGTACTGCGAGTTATATATCACTCGACGGGTGTGGCGCACCCCGATTTTAGACCACAAGAAATCAGCAAAGACCTTCGTGATGAAATAAGCACAATGTTGGAAACGGGGAAATGGTCGGACAGAGCATTGAAACATTTAGACAAGGGCGAACAAACGACCCTCAAAAAATTAATGGAAAAGTCGGGGGTGGCACGGGCGATGGGTATTAAAGAACTGCAAACCGACGAGATGAGTGAAGATACAAACCGCTGGGAACTTCTCAAAGGCGAACTCCGCATAGGCAACAACTCGCCCCGTATAATTAAGGAGATGGAGCAGTTAGTGCAGAAGTTTATGAAAATCGGTCGGGTTAAGAAACAGGAGGGATATAAACTGTTGTATGAATTAAAATCCCTTGGTAATGTATAAGAATGGTTCATACAATTGTATTTAATAGCACAACGGCAGTGACGGGGTCAAACAACTCTCGGTATAGATTCAATTTAGCACAGACAACCATGTTAAAGCGAGGGTCTTATGTAGGCGTTCAGGCAATAACAATGCCCTATTCGTGGTTTAATATCACGTCGGCAAACGGCAACAACACATTCAGTGCATTATTTCCAACAGGCGCAGCACCATTGGGAGCAACCTTATCCGTGACCGTTCCTGACGGGTTCTATACACTCGCACAATTGAACGCATACTTCCAATTTTTAATGATTGCGAATAACTACTATCTGATAAATAGCACGGGGCAGTATGTCTATTATGCCCAGTTTGTGTATAACACCACGTCGTATGATGTTGAAATAGACACCTTTGGTGTTCCAACCGCACTCCCTGCGGGTTATACAGCACCATCGGCAGGATGGGGAGGCGGTGCTTTACCCGCAACCGCAAACACCCCGCAAATCGTCATTCCCGCAACCAATAGTATTGGGTCTATTATTGGGTTTAGTGCCGGCACTTATCCCCCCGCCCAGCAAACTGCCACTTATAGTGTCTTATCCGATCTGACCCCCAATCTCACGCCAGTCAATTCGCTCATTATGCAGTGCAATTTAGTCAATAACCCCTATTCCCAGTTCAGCAGGACGCTCTATTCCTTCACGCCCAATGTTGGGTTCGGGTCAAACATTGATATACAAAACTCATACCCCGCCTTCGTGAGTATTCAGGAGGGTTATTATGGGTTCGTGGAGATTGAGTTTGTCGACCAGAATTATCGCCCCATCACCATTTTAGACCCAAACCTATGTATTCAGTTGGTTATACGCGACCCTGATGAAACCGTTTAGACGAGATTAAAATCTTAACCGATATATATAAAGATGAGAGGAGAAGTAATCATAGGACGCACAAAAGCGCGAACGGTCGTCCCCAGTGGGCGCACTGTTATGCACTCAAACAAAGGGATGGGCGTTAAGAAACCGATGACCGCCGTCCTGAAACGAATGGATAATTTATTGGTGGATGGGTCTATGAAAAAGGCATTGCCAATGCCCCCGTCGCGACGGGGGTTCTTGGATTTAGAGTTGAAGAACCCCATTGGTAAAATCATGTAAAGGCGGATTTTAAGGCGGTTTTAATTTTTAGCGTTCAAAATCCCCACGGATTTTTTTTTTACAAAAAAACCAAGTCTTTGGTTTTTTTTTTGATTTTAGACCCCAAGCGTTTAAAACCAAAACAAAACCGCCTAACCAAAATCCGCCTTTTAGAGCGTCTGAGCGTCTGGACACCCATAAAATTGAAAACTTAAATTGGTTGCAGTCCAGAGGCATTAAAAATAACAACCAAGTAATAAACCAAGTAATAAACCAAACCAACAACCAAGTAAAACAAGACAAAATGAACGCCAACAACAAAGTGTGCTGTGGATTTTGCGACAATAACCTCGGCAACGAGGTCGGACACACCATGGACAACAATGAGGTATGGTGCGACGACTGCTATGAGGACAAAACAGAACAATGCGACGACTGCACTGAACTGTTTAGACAAGGCACTTTAATCCAAGTTGTAATCCATCGTTTAGGGGGCAAGGACACCGTATTAGACTACTGCGCCCACTGCCACAGCATCCCCCGTTGCCCAGATTGCGACGACCAGTTAAGCAAACACCAAGACTTTGAATGCGACTGCGGGTGGTTCGATAAATCGCGCGTATGGGTATGCGGACACTGCGGGGACACTATTAGCAACGACATCACAAAATGCGGATGCTCAAACAGTGAGGACAGCGACGACGACGACGACGACGACACCCCACCAACCATTATAGATTGCTCTGTCTGCAAACGATGCATAGACATGGACAAAGACGCGTTCCACAACATTGAACGGATTGCCCCCGACGCTGATGGTAATGTTCCAGTAATGAACCTATGCGCATATTGCTGGGATGATGATGGCGATTATATGTTAAACAACGGATGGACAAACAACCCATAAAATAATAAAAAAACAGGGGGGGCAAAATGCCTCCCCACCCCCCTTTTTTAATTGAGCGTCTGAGCGTCGCCACGGATGGACACCCAATAAAATTGAACACCTTTTATTTGAACACCATAATACAAAAACAAAACCAATAATTAGAACCGCTTAACAAATAACTATAAAATGAACGCACAGATTAACTTGATTCAGTTATTAAAAACAAACCCCGAGATTGACTTGATGGAGTTATTAAAAACAAACGAACAGTCTGACCTTATTGTTATGGTTATGGTAAAAACGATTGTGATCGCTCGATCGAGAAACATAGGAACGAACAAACTACACCACCCCCTCGCCAATATAATTTGGGACGCATTTCATTGGACATGCAAACCTTGTGCTGAAAGGTTTGACTATACATTGGACTTTAATAAATTGAGTAAAGCACCAGCACGGAAATTATAAATGCATATTTTAACCATTATATATTTTAACTTTAATTAATCAAAAAACAAATAGGGGGGAAACCCCTTTTTTTCTGAGCGTCGGAGCGTCGCCACAGATGGACACCCAATAAAATTGAACACTTTAAATCCAAAATAATAAAAGGCATAAATAATTAGAAACGCTTAACAAATAACTATAAAAATGAACGCCCAGAACATCCCCGCAGAACTTATGTCCCACATTTTAAGTTTTAGACCCCGCCACCCCCTCGCCCAGATTTTGTTAGACTTTAAAGAACAGGTTATGGCAGAAACATTGATGGATTGCGCGAATGAAGAAGATGAGCATATATTTGAGGAATCATTGCATAAGTGTATATCCTATACGCAGGAAGGCGAACTATTTTGGAAGAACACATTGGGCGACGGCGACCCAGACCTATATTGTTGGAGGGTTAGATGGGACTATGATGCGGTCTATAACGGGGACTGGAACTATGGTTGCGAGCGTCAACTGGGGTTTTATCACGACCCAACCCAACCAATAAAAAGATTTGAATATACACCCGACTCTGATTTAGAACAAAGAAAACAAGAATGGAGGGTATTTAGAAGACGATTAACAGGTGACATATTATAAACGCATATTTTAACCATTATATATTTTAACTTTAATTAATCAAAAAAAAATAGGGGGAAACCCCTTTTTTTTTGAGCGTCGCACGAGCGTCCGAGCGTCGTGTGATGATGGACACCCCATAAAATTGATCTCTTTTTAGAAGTTAGTTGTGAAGGTATAAAATAATAACAACCTTATTAAGACTTTTAAAATTAACACTTTTAAAACAAACCCAAACCAACAACACGAACAACAACAAGTAAAGATGAACTACTCAAACGAACAAATGAAAGTATGCAAAGACGCCATTAAGGCAGAGTTCGGCAAGATGACCAACAAGGAACTCTATGCGTGGTTGAGAACCAACTATCCCACCGAGAAGTTCCTATCCGGACTCACCAAAGACCAACTCTATAATGAGATCTATGTTTGCCGATTTGTCCGCGACGATAAAATCAGTCACGCCAAGGAACGCGACGAACTCACCGCCATGGGTTCAAACGACAGAGACGCTCCCGCCGACGCTGAACCCGAGGTTGAGGCAAAGGAGGACAAAGAATGCAAATGTGGGAATATGAACCTTGACGACGAACACAAGGGCATTCCAATTAAATGCAACAAATGCTCAGGACTGTGGTGCTACGATTGTGGTGGCGATGACCAGTGCGACGATTGTAATGACGATGTATCCAGCGTCGCCAGCGAGGTTCGCGCAGACAGTATCCCAGACGAAACCCCCTGCGACAAATGCAAACGAAACACGCTGGACTGTGAATGCGAGGCAGACTTCTTTGCAAGCGACGACGAGGACGAGAACAAGGTGATGAGCGACGAGCAAGTCTATGGTTTAGCACACGCCACCATCGCCGCCCTCCAAGCAGAAGTCGCCACCCTCAAAGCACAACTGCAAGACGCCAAGGATGATATGAAAGACATGGTCGCCAGTCTTAAAGGTATTATCGGCAACCAGCAGTACAGAGACCAGACTGCCGAGGCACAACCCATAGTCCGCGACACCCCAGTGCGCCACACCCCAGCAAAGGCATCCGCCAAACCCAAAGCAAAAGCACCCGCCCCAGTGGTCGAGCAACCAGAGGGCAAACGCTATACCTATAAACGCCCCATGACTTATGAGGGTGATTACTGCAAAGAGGGTATGGTGGTTGAGATGAGCATCAAGCGACTATGGGTTGAAGGCGTAGCAATGAGACTCGCCTATTACCCATCCGCAGAGGGCAACTGGTTAGGACTTAACGCACAATGGCGCGGACGCAGATTCCTTAACCTCCAAAGAGCAAGCACAGAATGCTGTGAGAAAAACCAGATTGCCAACAGTCCAAACGCATGGGCAGCGTTCAGATGCATTAACCCAGAGGACGATGAGTATATTAGCATCGAGAGGTTAGACAAGCATCCCAACTGGGCAGACTGCAAGGTGCTTATGGACGACCAATATTGGGACGAGGAGGGCAACTTGCGGGAGGAGGACGAGGACGCATAAACACATATATATGTATAACCACAGTGCAGGTGAAACTGCACACATACAACGCATATTTATACAACGCATATTTTAACTTAATTAATTAATAATCAAAAAAAAGAACCAAACAAAAAAGAGGGGGGCAAAATGCCCCCCAAAACCCCCTTTTTTAACTCAAAATAAAGCACCACGCTATAAAATCGTTAATATTAACCACAAATAAAGCATTTAATAGAGCATTAGACACATTAAAATATTTTAATCTATCACCAAACGCTTTTATATGCTTTATTATTGGTTAATCCCCTCAATTTATCCCGAAAATTAAGCACGAAACGCCAAAATAATTTAACCGCTCAATATATAATGGATAAAATCAAAGACCGCATCATTGAAAAACGCCCAAACTTATCCAAGGGTTCGGTTGCCACTTACTTCTCGCTCCTGAAATCGCTTTGGAATAAGCATCACGACAAGAGTACTGCCGAGGTTGATTTGAAATGGTTCGAGAACCAAGACACCATCTTAAAGAGTTTAGACACAATGGATATTAAGTCGCGCAAGACCCTGCTCTCTGCACTGGTTGTTATATGCGAGAAGTGCGACAAATACCGTGAGCGTATGCTGAAAGATTTAAGCGAAGTCAAAGCAGAAAGCAAGACACAGGTTAAGAGCGAAAAGCAAGAACGCGACTGGGTGTCGCAGGACGAGATCAAGGCACTCTATGACGCCATCGCCCGAAAGACCAAGCACCTCCTTACCCAAACCTCGCTCACAAACCCCGAACTCCAAGAACTCCAAAACCTTATTATTTTAGCAGTATCTTCGGGCATCCATGGATTAGAACCCAGACGTCTATTAGACTGGACTGAGTTCCGCATCCGTGGCGATTATGACCGCAAGACCTCCAACTATAAGAAAGGCAAGACCCTCTATTTCAATGTTTATAAGACCGCCAAAACATACGGCGAGGAAACCATAGACACATCACCCAAACTGAATACACTCCTGAATAAATGGATTAAACTGAACCCGCACGATTACCTATTGGTTGATACAAATGGCAATAAACTGACCTCGGTCAAATTGAACCAAAGGTTCGGCAAAATATTTAGTGCAATCGGCAAACCCAATACTTCGGCAAACATTATGAGGCATTCTTTTTTGTCCAGCAAATACGCCAATATGCCTTCCATCAAAGATTTAGAGGAAACCGCAAAGAACATGGGTCATTCCGTTCCCCAGATGCTTGAATACATTAAGCACGAACAAGATGAATAGGCGGATTTTAAGGCGGTTTTGTTTTTTAGGGTTCAGATTTACCACGGATTTTTTTTGCTTATAAAAACCAAGTCTTTGGTTTTTTTTTTGAAAATTGGGTCTGGGTGGTTTAACCCAAAACAAAACCGCCTATCCAAAATCCGCCTATTCTTTATTTAGGGGTTCGCCGAATATTTTGTCGCCAGATAGTATATAAATGTCCGACAGATACGCTTTTGAATCTTCCAGTGCTTCCCAAGTTCCCGAGGAACCCTATAAGTCCAAGCAGTATTCGTATATCCAAGATACGAATAACTCCCAGAATCCCACCCAGTTAAAGTTCACTTTGGATGGTTTTAGGTCAAACGACAAGTTCGTATCCCCTTCCGAGATGTATCTGCAAATCCCCCTTGTCCTCGCTGCCTCCGGAAGTGCTGCCGACGGGTTCGTCGCCACTGGTCTATTGAATAGTGCTGGTGCTGCTGCGATGAAAGCAGGATACTGGAATCTTATCCAGTCCATGTCTGTGATGCTCGATAATAAGGAGGTGGTTCAAATCACTCCCAATACCAATTTTTACTCGTGCTTTAAGTTCGCCACGAGTGCGAGTTTAGACGATGTTGCCTCTCTCGGTGGCACACTCGGATACGCCAAAGATGACTCCACATCATGGCAGTGGCGCTCTGCCGTATCTGCTTGCGGTATAGGTCTTTGCAATAACACCGCTGGTCAGGTCGCATGGACTGCAACCACCGCGACAACCAACTTGGTGTTTTATGGTGCTGATGGAAACGCTGGATTATGGAAGCGATTACAAATGGACTCTGCTTACTCTGCCTCCACAGGAAAGTGGTCTGCTATTAAGTCCGTTGCGAACTTCCAGAACGAGTTGAAGAACTATGTCGGAATTGGCGCTGCCCGTGATGCGACCGACTACATGGTTAAATATATCTCCGCCGTCATTCGTCTGCGTGATATTAGCGACCTCTTTGAGAAGTTGCCCCTATGCAGAGGTTTTAACGCCACCTTGACTATTAACTTGAACGTCGGAAACGTCAGTATCACCAAATCTGCCTCCGCCACTGGAACTCTTACCGTCGCTGGTCTGTCTGTATCCAATAACGGAACTCTCCCCTTTACCGTCAATAAATACGGTACTGCTTTTGATTGGTTGACCACTGTCGGTGCGACTGTATCCACAGTTGCCGTCGGTGTTTATTACGGCAGTGTTAGAACCTCTGCCGTTGGTTCGCAGACTGCTCTCGCTATTCCATCGCATCCCCAACCGATTGCCCGTATCTATGCTCCTATGATTGAGATGAAACCCGAGTTCGCCCTCTCATACTTGTCCGAGAGCAAACAGAAACTGGTTGTGTATCGCGATCTGCTTTACTTCAATCCTGCTGCCGTTAGTGCGGGAGGTTCATTCAATATCCAACTTGCCCCCAGTATTAATAACATGAAGGGTCTTTTGGTTATTCCTATGATTGCCTCATCTTCCAATATCGTCTTCGGAACTGCCGCCACCGAGTTCCAGTCGCCCTTTGATACTTGCCCCGCCACAACTGCTCCTCTATCCATCTATAACTTTAACGTGCAGTTGAGTTCGCAAAACGTCTTCCAGCAAAATATCCAATACGGATACGAGCAATTCATTCACGAAACCTCGGGTGCTTATGCCGTCAATGGTGGCATCGGTGCTTTGGGTATTAACTCTGGTCGGATTGACTTTGTGGATTGGGACAATATCTATAAGTTTTACTATGTGGATTTATCCCGCAGATTGAAGGACGACAACCTCGGCAAATCCATCTCTCTCCTCGGCAATAACAATAACTTGCTCGCTTTGGACTTACACTGCTTCATTGAGGTTGAGAAATCCCTCATCATTGATGTTGAGTCTGGTCGTGTATTGGAACTCCGTGTATAAATAGGGAACCAAGGTTCCCCTATGACCCCTCCTTTTTTTGCCCCATATATATCCCAAAATAAAAATCAATTCGTTTTTTATTTTGTCCCATTAGAGTATAACAATGTATTTAGACGCACAACAGTTAGATATGCTCCCCAAGCATTACAAGGCATTGGAGAAAGGGAAAACAATCACTCTGCCATTTAAATCGCTCGGCAGTGGTCGCGATGTTATGCTCTCCAAAGAACAGGCGAAGAAAATCGCCAAAGCAATCACCAAGGGATCGGGTGTTCGTTTATCCATGACCCCTGACCAAATTGAACTCCATAGAGGCGCTGGTCTATGGGAAGAAATGAAATCACTCATAAAGGAGAACAAGAAGTTCATAATAGAGAAGGGAGTGCCTGCTTTTACCGCTGCTGTTGCCGTCGCCACTGCGGCGAACCCCGTTGTGAGTACTGCGTTTTTAGCGATGACCCCCGGAATGCAGATGGCGGTGGAGGATATAATTAACCAATACATTGAGGACAAAGACCCAAGCACATTGAAACAACGCTTACAAATCCTCAAAAAATATCTGACCGCAAAGCAAATCAAGGAACTCGCCAAAATGATTATGGGCGTTGGTGCGGTTGCTGGCGCAGGAACCAAGATTGGCGACCAAAAGTTTAGCATCAATGAGGTCATTAAAACCCTCGGTGGAAAGAAGGTTAAGGCGAAAGTTGCCGATGATAAGTTTAGCATCAATGAAGCGATCAAGGTGGTTAAGGGCAAAGGGGTTCGCGGTCGACCTCGCACCCGAGGTCTTACTCATACAATGCCCGACGGAACGCATATGCTCGACAGTGAGCATTCAGGTGGCAAAATCCATCTCGACGATGTCGGCGGAGCAGGTATTTTGGAAGACATCGAAAAAGCATTCAAAAAGGTCGGCAAAACCATTGATAAAAAGGTCATTAAACCCGCTGGTAAAGTCGTCAAAACCATTGATAAAGAGGTCATTAAACCCGCTGGTAAATACATCACTGCAAAGAAGGGTGGTTTAGCATCTGACCTCATTGATTACGGCATTCCTGCTGCGACTGCTGCGATAGTTGGCGGTATTGCTGGTGCCGCCACTGGCGGTGTCGGTGGCGTTGTTGGGTCTGCTGCTGGGTCAAAACTCGGCAAAGAAATCATTGCCCCCGCAGTGCGCAAAGCGACGGGTGCGGGGATGTTAGGAGGTCAAAAAGGAATGAGAAGACCTGTGGAAACGGCGACCATGGGTGCGGGGTGCGGTTGTGGTGGTGCTTTAATGCCCGCTGGATACGACGGCGAAGGTCTTATGCCCGCTGGTATGGGACTTATGCCCGCTGGTATGGGACTTAAACCTGCTGGTGCGGGTGTCTATATGCCCGCTGGGAGAACGATTGTTAGACATGGTAAAGGCGTTAGGGCGAGGGTTATGGTTCCAAAGAAGATCACCGTATCTGGTGGTGCTATGATGCCCAAAACTTCGTCTGCCGGAACTGGCGACTATGTTCCTCTTATGATTGATACTCCTGCATTTTACACACCTATGATGTAAATAGTCGGATTTTAGATAGGCGGATTTTTTTCGGTTATTCTCACCCAAACCCAATTTTCAAAAAAAAAACCAAAACCTTGGTTTTTTTTTCAATTAAAAATCCGTGGTAAATCTGAACCTCAAAAAACAAAACCGCCTTAAAAACCGCCTATGCGGGATTTTAGCAGAAAATTATTGTCGCCCTTAATTATATAGACAGATGACCGACGAATCCTCCCTTAAAGACATGATTGAATTATTAGCGTCCATTGTTTCCAATGGACATACCGAGTGCAGTGATATGCTTGATTGTTGCGTCCATCATTACGTGATGGCGAGCGTTGAAGAAAAGGAAGCGTTCTTTGCTTATGCCAACTGGGATGTATGGTGTGTTCCTCCGACCCCGACCCCACCCATTACCAAAGAACAATACCGAGAGTGGTTCCCCGTGTTTCTTCAATTAATTGAGTCGGAGATGGTTCAGCGATTAAAACTTGATGACCCGTTTCCTGAAATAAAGGCAAAGCAAAAGAAAGTGGAAGTCAAGGGAGGATAATCCCCACTTATAGTATAATGAATGCATGGACTGACGACCACGAGAGCGTTTTAAAGGCAATACACATAAACTCAATCAAACTGATGAACGAGCATAAACGCCGACACTTTTCTTTAAAGGATTCACTCAAATATTACAGAATCCCTCAAATCATAATTTCCGCAATTAATTCAGTGTTTAGCGTTGGACTCCAACCCTATATGGAACAGGGTTTAATATCGGTTATTAATTGTATGCTGTCGCTCATTGTGGGTATTATTGTGAGCATTGAGTTATTTTTAAGCATTGAAAAGCAGGCAGGCGAGGAACTCATCTCGTCCAAAGAGTACTATATATTGGGTGCGAATATCCAGAAAGAGATGCGATTAGACCGCGAAAATCGTGCCGTCCAACCTCGCCCCTTTTTAGACGAAGTTTATAACGAATACTGCAAATTGTATCAAAAGTCATGTCTGCTTGATAAACGAATAACCGATTGCCTTGTCGACCAACAGGCGCAAACCACCTCAAATACTCCGACCTCATCTGAACTCAATTTTGGAATTGAACTCCGCCAATTAGGAAGCGATACAGAGAGCGGACGATTAAATCACCCCATTATATAAATGGAGTTGATTTACGACAATCGAAAAACCTTTAAAAAATACCGTCGACATTCTCTTTATTTTACATTGAAAAGGCATAGTAAAGAAATAGGATAAATCCCCGTTAAATATATAGATGATGAAATCAATGCAATCAGAGGATTTTAAGCAATCCATTTATGAAGCGTTTCTCATTCCACGGAAAGAAATAGAGAAGCAAATATCGTCGCAAAATGCCGTTATTGGTTTTATTCTTGGGTGTTTATTAGTTGGTGGGATTATTTTATTATGCGTCATCATTTTATAATCTATTTAGACAATATAGATGTCGCCTTGGATTACCCATGTAAAAGCATACGCCAAAAAACACGGAATTAAATACGGCGAAGCACTCAAAGACCCCAAATGTCGGCAATCATATCACGCAGGGAAGCGTTAATATTATCTCGCCATTTACTATAATGGAGAGATACGTGTCTTTTGTAAAAGAATGGGCGAGCGACCATGGACTCACTTATATGTGTTCAATTGGCGACCCACGCCTCAAAGCAGACTATGCAGAGTTTAAAAAGACTGGCAAAAAACCAAAAAAGTCGGGTCGTGCCTCAAAATATCAGACGAAGGAAGAAGCACGCCTCGCAAACATCGCCAAGACGAACGAGCGGAAACGGGCGAAGAAAATGATCCAAGCGGGGACACCAGAGCGTATGGTTGAAGCACCACCGCCACCGAAACCCACGGGTCAATCAGCGTTGAAAGTATTAACGAACCCAGATTTATTGAAACAGATTGGGGCATTCAATAGACCAAAACCGAAACAGTTCCCTCTTTATGGAGAGGATATGTTTGCAGGAATGACCGAAAAAGAGAAAACTCTGGTTCGTGGGATGATTGCTTATTATGATGAAGAACAAGATTTTGAGCGATTTTATAGAGAAGACAGGGATGGAAACCCTGTCCCTATAAAAGGTGCAGCGACGGCACTTAAAAATGAAATAGCAAAAGACTTAAAACTACCAAAGACGACATGGTTTAAACAAGGCGATGCAGTGATGGAAAAATATGGTATGAGTTATGGAAACTATAAGCAAAAAACCCAAATGATACGAGGCAAGGGCATTTTTGACCGCGGAAACCAAATGCCTCCCTCTGCCCGCGACTATTTAAAAAAAAATGGCGACCAGACCATCACATCTATGCGTATTGAGCGTATCCCTCTCGGTGGACTTCAAAAAAGTCTGACCGCCATCGTTTATGTTCGTGAATTGCTGACGAAGTTCAAGAAACCGGAAAATATCCCACAAGACGACCTATTCCATCTCCAAATGGTTCTGACCTTATCCAATGGTCGCCGTGTTATGTGGGGCAAAGAAGAGGTCATCAAATTGAGTGAGACAATTTATAAAGGCGATAGGATGGAGTCACGCGACCTCGGAAAGACCAATATCAAATTACAAGATTTTGTCGACAAAACGGCAAAATACATGGGCGACAAGTTTGCCCCTTACAATGCATTTGATAATAACTGCCAAGACTTCATTATGGCGTCCCTCAAATCAAACGGTCTGGGAACGAAAGCAGATTATGATTTTGTGAAACAAGACACCAAAGATCTATTCAAAGGTCGTCAATGGTTGATTGATATGATGAAAGGGGCAACCGACCTCGCTGCTGCATTCAATGTATTATTTGAAGGGAAGGGGGCGCATAAATAATAATTAATGCGTTTCTTTATCCAGAATAATTTAGGAAGTTTATGTATAGATGTCCGAAACTCCCAGAGAATACACAATTTACCGCCTCGCCTGTAAAAACCCCGAATGCCCCTCCAAATACATTGGAAGCACCAAATCATTTAGCACCCGAAAATCCACTCATAAACGCAACTGTGGTGCGGGACTTAATTATCGCATTTACGAAACCATTCGCGCAAACGGCGGGTGGGATAATTGGGAAATGTCCCCCATAGAAGTGCTTACATGTTTGAAACAGGAAGCATTGAAACGGGAGCAATATTGGATTACCCATCACAATGCCGACCTGAATATGGTGCGAGCAAACCTCACCGATGAGGAATACGCCCAATACCAACGAGCATATTATATCGACCACAAACAAGCAATGATTGAGCGTGCTATGAAATATTACGACGATAATAAAGATAAATGCCTCGCATACCAAGCACAATACCGTGCCGATTTTTGCCATTATACATTAATAATCAGATATTAATGTCTAAACTGACGCTTTTTCTTGACGCTTTTTTGCATTGTATGCTTTCATGTATCCCCGCGAATATATGCGGG